ATACAAATAGTTTAAAAATTTGGATTTAAGTTAATCACTCCAACGGAAGTAACATAAGAGACCCAGCATTGAAGGTTGACTGTATTAGTACCAGTCACACCAGCAAGTGCGTAGTCAATATTAGTTGCAGCCGCATTTAAGTTTGGAAAAAGCTCAAAAGCAGTACCATCATAGGCTGCATATAATGTAGTTCCATCAACGAGAGGTAACGTATAAGTTGAGCCACCACCACGTCCATTAACCGCAAATTCAACAAAATTGGAGAATGTAGCAGCAGTCCCACCTGAGTTGGTTGGAGCTGTTGAATTCGTCACATCAATAATTACTTTATAAATGTCACCGATCGTGGCACCAGTTGGTGCTACGGCAGCATTACCATCGATTCCATTTCCAGCAATAAGAAATGGCATTCGAGTAACTTGAATTGTGGTTGGGGTTGTAAAACGCAGATTTGTGTTACTCCACTGTATCCTACTAATAGGTAACGAAAGCAATCTAGGCGAAACATTGAGTTCACAGAAATCAATAACGTAATCAAAAATAACATAACCAGGGCTATCAGTCGTTGCTGTTTTAGATAACAGAAACAATTCACCCTCAGAGTATGCATCAAGTAAGGGTTCCATACCATAATCAGTACTCTTCCACGTTCCCTTGACGTCCAACATAGTAGAATGGTTACTCCATTGAGGACCAAGCACTGTGTTTTTATCGGACATAACAAAAGGTAATAATTGGGTAGAAGTTTGACTCAAAAATACAGAATCCCTATTTTTCTGAAAATAAAACAAAACATCACCAGTAGAACTAGTTGAAGAACTAGTTATATAGTGCGCAATAATTTTTCTAATACGAAATTTTTGATACAACTGCAAAAACGATCTTATATAAGAATCGCTAAATGCAGCTGGTGTGATGGGAGTACCACCTACCATACACCAAGTGCTGATAGAACCACTAGCTTTGGCGGGAAACATAAAATCCCTACCAGTAATGGATACACCACCAGTAATGTTTTTGACAACGGAGCCACTCCCACGAATTGAATTTCCAATAGCCACAGGAGCTGTGCTAATGGACGTAACTGGTCCAAAAGCTTGCTTATGCGGGGTATCTAGAATCCTTCTTCTAGGAGCTTTAGGCATCTTCATCTTTTCAATAATTCGAACCTTAGTTCTCGGCTTATTTTTGCCGGATTTATTCTTTTTAGTAGTCATTTACGCCAACCTCCTCCTTTTAAAGAAAAACATATTTCTTCTTTCTCCTTCTCTTACGTTTCTTCTTGGAGTACTGCGTGTTCTGAAAATAATACACAGAACGCGGAGCACCAATTTGAGCAATAGAGCGATTATTGCAATTATAAGAATCACAATATTGTACATTATTTACACCACTCGTTGTGGGCTTCTCAGAGACATTTTCTAGAACACCTGATTCATTCTGATCACCTACGTAACACGCTTGTGGAGCTTCCGAAGAACCGTTCACTTTGGCCGAAGCATTAGCTTCACCGGATGACTCAATCTCGGAAACAATCATTTTGGGTGCTTCCCTAGGTTCAGAATATGTAGTCAGAGTTTCATTTGGACTAGACTTTGATAACACTGGGGCTTGCGCTTTAGGTAGCTCAAGTTTCTTGGCTTCTGCCTTTGTAATAGCGAAACCACCATTAGGTGCTTTAAGATCTTTAGTCTCAATAACTGAATTTGTTCCTCTGAGGTTAAGATTGTTTTTATCTCGTGGCTTAGTAGGCAAGTTACCATAATTTCCACCGTAACCTCCTTCTTGTTCTTCGCCACCAAAAATCATTTCTTTTACGCCCACGGCGTTGAATTCCGACCAATAAAGGTCTTCTTCATAAAGTTTCTCGATATCTCGTATATAGCGTTCTTGATTCTTAAGGTAATCCTTGAATCTAGAATGGGTAATATCTCTTGAGGGCAAGAAACGCGGAATCGTATTCCCGACCGTGACTGCCGCGCTCGCGAGTTTCGCCATTTTAGAATTCCCTGCATACCTACAGAATAATTTATCAGCTGCCAATCGATGACCGAAATCCTCATACGTCGCGTACGCAATATCATGCACACGCGCATCGGCATCAAGTCTATCAACAGGTCTAACAAGACTATCTTTAACAGATTTTTGGAATTTTCCTCCCGAGACATAAGGTCCAAGGTAGTTATATCCAATAATATCAACTGTCTTCATTTATTTTACGCCACCACCTCCCTATACAATACAAAAACACAAACATAAAAACATGGAAATTTTAGGTCGATCCAAGACCGCGCTGAGACGCTTAATTAGAAGGCGGAAACCGCGCTTCTAAGCCGAGAACTTTATACTCAAGTTCCCTTCTACTCTTAAGAAAATTAAGAGTAAAAATTTGTGGATGAGTTTTCCGAAAATTCCGAAAAGTCTTTTCTAGAAAACTAAATCTAGCTTTATCCCAGGTATAATTGAGCATATGACTAGCTAACGCACAAGTAAGATCGTCTATCTTCACTCTGCGGAGAGCCTCAATATGCTTAGTAAATCTAACTGGTTTAAACTTCCACACTCCTTCATCGAATCTATACTTGGTGCCAAAATACTCACATCCATCGAAACTCTCATGTTCGATAAATGGTTCCAGCACCAATCCAAGTTTCTTAGCTTCAACAATGTATCGTTTTGTGTCAAAGTTCTCGGGGAAAGTTTGTAAGACATCATCTCCTCCAGCGATCATATAATGATCTTTTGAAAGGATGTCCTCATCACTAACTCCCATACGCATCTTGATTAATACATCACACACTATCTGTGCTAAGGAATTGACAAATATGGTGAGTAACCAACCACTTTTCATGATTCCACTACTCGTTGATTGGAACACTTTTCCATTTGTACATCGATATTTGGAGCCTTCTTTCATCTCTAAGAAGGAATTACGCACATCAATCTTATAATCCTCAAACGCCTCATCACTCATATCAGCTGGTTGTACGGCTAGAGCCTCAACTATATTTTCACATATATCATAGATATAACCATGAAACATGAAATCCCAGTTTGACTTGTCGCTCTCGTATACCTTGCGTCCAACAAAGCACTCAGCTATCCGATCAATGTTGCCCGAAACTACGGGCGAAAAACCATATTTTATAGGTGAATCGCCGAGCTTCTCCACTGCAACATCAAGCATATTCTTGAATATAGTCTGATGTTTAAGCATCTTATGTAGAGGTAGTCCTGTTATTAC